AACAAGGGGAAATTTGCGCCTGGATCGCACGAATAAACGGTTCGAAGGAGCGATGCGTGATTTGTTGCTGAATAAAACTTTTATCCAGCATGACGCGGGTGAAAAGACCATCAAAAACCGCTTTCATTGTGCTATTACCTGCTCCCAAATTGCCTAACACAAGGGGATACATTTGCGATAAGGATAAAAGATCGCGATTATCTTTTCCTTCATTGAGATGCGGGTAATTCTCATTAATCAACAGTTCAATAAACGGATATTTTAATAGTTCGCCTGCGTAATTATCCCTCTCTAATAATAATGTAGCCACTTGTGGCGTTAAATTAAGCCAGGCAAAGAGTTTATGTTGAATAAAAAAATGTTGGCATGATTTTAGTAATTCCAACTGCTCTGAAAATAATTGCCAATGTTGCTCCTCGGTAAGTTGCGCTATAACCCGACTCGTCGGGATACGCACCGTGCCATCTTCACTGGAGAAATGGGTAATTAACTCAACGCCGACAAGGAGTTGCTGGTTATCTCTTATCGGCAGGAAATAGCAATCAGAATGATAAAGATTCTCCAAAAAAATCTTCATGGTAACCGTCCCTCTCGAAGGATGTTTTTCAGTATCCGGCTAAAAGGGATGAGGCCATAAGACATAACAATTACAGAAGGAGTAACTTTCATTTGTTCCATGTTAACCACTTTTTCAGGGGTCCTTTTTTTAGATTATCCTGATTATAAACGAATAATCCATTTACGGAATTTTTGTCTGCAAAATACTACTGTATTCAGGAGTAAATGGACGGCGATGTATCATCGCCGTCCATTTTTCGACATACTAGATTCGTCTCGCCTGCCAGAAATTTTTCTGCCAATAGACATTATCAAGTGAGGAACGCATCACTCCCTTGCTGGTAGAGGCGTGGATAAATTGGTTGTTGGTATCGTAAATACCTACATGCAAACCATTTTGTCCGGACCCCGTTTTGAAAAAGACCAGGTCACCAGGCAGCAACTCGTCTTTATCAATTTGCGTGCCGATAGAGGCTTGTTCTTTGGTTTCTCGGGGCAGCTGCAAATCGAAACGATCGCGCATCGTTACAACCACAAATCCCGAACAGTCCACACCGCGCCGCGTCATGCCACCATAACGATACGGCGTGCCATGCCAGCTTTGTAGCTGGTCGTTCAAACCGGCAATAACGGTAATCGAATCAGAAAGTCTGGCATTTGGCGGCGGTGCTTTATGGTGGCTACACCCGGCCAGAAACAGTGCTGTGATCAAAATAAGGCAGAAACGCATTCCGTACGGTTCCTCTGTTTTTTATTCTTGCATTAATTTAGCGTCGTAATTACCCGATTTTCAAGATACTAATGAAATCAGATGGTCGAAATCAGCATTCTGTGACCTTCGATATCCAGACGGCGAAAATTCATCCCATAGGCCTGCGCCAGATTTGGCGGCGTGAGCACCTCTTCTCTGCGTCCACTGGCCAGCATTTTTCCACCTTTTAGCAACCACGCCCGATGCGCATGACGCAATGTGTGGTTGAGATCGTGACTGCTCATCACAATCGCCAGTCCTTGCTGACACAGAGCGCTCAGAATTTTGTCTAACGCACTTTGTTGCGCAACATCAAGACTGTTCATCGGCTCATCAAGAAGCAGCAATTGACCTGCGGGATTGGCTTGTGGTGTGATTTGCAGCACCACCGCAGCAAGACGTACGCGTTGCCATTCACCGCCGGAAAGTTGATTGGTGCTACGTCCGAGTTTGTCATCAAGAGCCAGCGCCCCTGCGACATCATTCAGTAGTTCGGTACGCGTTTTATCGTGCTGATGCAGTGTCAGGTAGTGCCAGACCGGCATTGCAAACGGCGGCGTCTGCTGTTGTGAAAGATAGGCGCGATGCAGCGCGAGTTTTGTTGCGGACCATGCTTCCAGGGGTTGCCCCGCGAACTGAATGCTTCCCTTACCGCTGGTCATTCCGGCCATTCGTGCAAGCAAGGTACTCTTACCCGCGCCATTCGGCCCCACCAGATGCAGGATCTCCCCAGCCCGAACCTCGCCAGAAAGTGGCCCCAGGCGGGTAGATTCCGCAACATCCTGTAACTGCATCACAATAGACATTATTTTGCCAACGCCAGTTTAATGCTTTCCATCACAATGGGGTCTTCCGGCGTCATATCCGGGGAAAAACGCTGGATGACCAATCCGTCCCTGCCAACTAAAAATTTCTCAAAATTCCATAAAATATCATCAGGGTACAGCGGTGCACGACCTTTGCTGACCATACGGGCATAGAATCCGCTCTCTTCCGGCGCGACTGCGGTCGGCGCTGCGGCAATCAATTTTTGATACAGCGGATGGCGTCCTTCGCCATTAACTTCAATCTTACTGAACATCGGGAACGTCACCCCCCATGTGGTGGTACAGTAAGTTTTAATCTCTTCATCGCTGCCCGGTTCTTGTTCCAGAAACTGGTTGCACGGGAATCCCAGCACCACAAAACCTCGATCGGCCCAGGCTTTCTGAATATTCTCCAACTGCTCATATTGCGGCGTTAAGCCACACTTTGAGGCGACATTGACAATCAACAGCACATTACCGGCGTACTTCTCCAGCGTGGTCACTTCACCGTCGATATCTTTCACTACGGTCGTCAGAATGGAATCTTGCATCGTTTCTCCTGGGTGTGGTCAGTAAAAATCTTAGCTTTTAATCATAGACCGTCTTTTTGCGGCTAACGTCCTGCTTTTAACAATAACCAGATAAACACCGGCGCACCCAACGTTGCGGTGACCACGCCAATAGGCAGCTCTGCGGCAGCTAATGCCAAGCGCGCTACAACATCGGCCAGCAGCAATGCGCTCGCCCCTGCCAGCGCGCAGCCGGGAAGTAATACGCGATGATCGGTTAAACCACACAACCGAAGAATATGTGGGATCACCAGACCAATAAAGCCGATAGCACCCGCCAGCGCCACACTGACGCCAACCATCCAGCCGGTCGCTGCCACCAGCACATTGCGCCAGAACCACAGGGGTAAACCCAGTTGCCGCGCCGAGATCTCGCCAAGTGCTAACATATTCATCGGCCTGGACTGACAACAGATCCACAACAACACGGGGATCAATGCCAGCATCAGCCAGCTTTGCCGCCAGTCTACGCCGCCAAAACCGCCCATCATCCAGTACATCAGCTGACGTAAATCAACAGAGGTGGAAAAGTAGATAGCCCACGTCATTAGTGCGCTACAGATAATCCCTAATGCAACGCCAGCCAGCAATAACCGACTGGTCGAAAGATGACGACGGGCGAAACGTAAGAGTATTAAAGTGATGATAAGCGCGCCAGCAATCGCACACAGCCCTAGTGCCCAGTTTGGGAGTTGCCCTTGCCCAAGCAATACCGCGGCGATAAGCCCTACGCCTGCGCCGTTAGAGACGCCAAGTAGTCCAGGTTCTGCCAGAGGATTTTCAAACAACGCCTGCATTACTGCGCCGGATATAGCCAGCGCCGCACCAACCAGCAATACAGCCAGCGTACGTGGCAGGCGAATCTGCCAGACGAACAGTTCGCCACGAGGAGAAAACCAGTCACCTGGCGAGATCCATTGTTCACCGGCGCAAAGGCTTAAGAGAAGCGCCAGCAGCATCAAAACTGACAGGCATAATAACCAGCGAATATTTTGTCGCTGTTGTTGGCGGGCAAGTGTCAGCATGGTATCCGTTCTGCTGAAGTGTCATGGCGTTGATTTTACGGTGACTCTTCGACAGTGAAAAGAAAAAAGGCCGCAGAGCGGCCATAAACACAAACAAAAATCAATAAGTTATATAATTATCAAAGGCTTACAGACACACAAAAACACAGCCAACCACAACAAATAACAGGGATGTGGTCACTTTGTGGATCATTCGCTCCCCTCTTTTTCCTTATTTCGTTGAACGCCAATTGCGACACACGTACTAAGCAAATCTTTACATTTCTCTACGTCTTCAGACTTACGCAATTTGATGCTTTTTACAGACTGCGGGCTACTGTCCGTAGCACGATACATCGTTATTTCAATATCATTTCGGTCTAAGAGTCCCATAATGGCTTTTGCAACCTCCACACCCTTCTTCGCGAAATCAAAGAACAGAGCAAGTTTATATGGATTTTCGACGGAAAAAACTTCAATTTTGCTAAAACCAACATCGTGTCGAGAAAAATATTGCTCAACCTCATCTCGAAGTTCTGGATCGCAGACAATGTCTATTCTCCAGTACTGACCTAAATGCAAATCGCTATTAACTGTTTTTTCCACAACATCCTCCTTACCCAGCAATAGGATTAAATCTCACCGCATCCTGCAAGTAATCCGGCGCAAGATGGGCATAAATCATCGTTGTCTGAATCTTTGCGTGCCCCAGAATTTTCTGGAGCGTCAGAATATTGCCGCCGTTCATCATGAAATGACTGGCGAAGGTGTGGCGCAGCGCATGAACAGCCTGGCCGTCAGGAACATCAGGTGCGACCGTTTTGATGACATCGCGAACCAATGGATAATCCAGCGTCGGAAACACCAGTTTCCCGCCCCGTTTTTTGATCTTTTCAAACAGGCTTTCAGAAATAGGAACGGTACGGTTTTTGCTGTTCTTCGTTTTTGAAAAAGTGATTCGACAATGAAGAACACGGCGCTGCTCCAGTACCGCTACCTCGCCCCATCGCGCCCCGGTCGACAGAAGGATTTCGACAGCCAGCCGTTCATCGGGATTTTCAGCCAGTGCATCCAGCAACTGAACACATTCAGACTTACTCAGATATCCCATTTCGCGCTCGTTAACCTTCATTCCTTTAAGGCCTTGAACGGGGTTATCGTTAAGAAAATGGCCGGATGAGATGAGTGCGGTAAACATCGCGCTTAACGCCCCAATCTCTCGATTTATGGTGCTGGGCTGTATCCCCTGCTCTATCCTGGACACACGTAGCTCGGTGAGCATCGTTGTATTAAGTTTATGCACGCACGGGTCATCCATTGCCTCACTCAAGCGCAGCAATTTAAGGCGCGTGTTATGCCCTGACTTCATTAGCTGGCCGTGGTATTTCCACCACAAGTCAATAAGCACTGACAGCGGACGGCGATCAATGGAGTTTCCTTTCCACTCATTGTTATGCTGTTGCGCCAGCACCCACCGCTCATATAAAACTGCATCCGATTTCGTTTTAAATTTTTTACGAATGCGTTTGCCTTTACGCCCCTCCGGGCGCATGTCAAGAAGATACCCTCCCGGAATTGATTTTATGCTCATTCGTGAAACCCCAGCGTTACAAGACCACCATGCCCCCAGCGCTCCATGATTAGCCGGGCTGTGTGCCAGTCTTGCGGGGTTTTTGAGAAGGCGATGTGCTTTTTAGCCCATCAGGGGAGAGAGACGGACTGATCTGCCCAGCAGCCTCATTTGTTTTTCCCGTCATAAGCCAATTCATGTACTTAAAAAAGCGAGGGTGATTAACAATCTTGATAAGCACTTCGCCACCTATGTTTTCAATCCGCCCCGTTTCATAACGACGCAAAGTGCCGATAGGCACATCAATCAGGCCGCAAAATTCTTCGCGCGTTAAATCCTCTGATTCACGAATCACTCTAATTTTTTCACCGATAAGCATTGACAGTGTTCCTATAAGTACACTAAGCTTGCGCGCAAGGTGTACTTATAAGTACACCAAGTCACAAACAACCACAGATAGCGCAGGTTATCACACATGGCAAAAGTCCTGAACACACACGAACAGGCAGACTTTGAGCGTTTAGCAGCGTTCTATCCCTACCGCGATGAGCATGGGTTACCAGTACTTGAAGAAAGCCTGAAAGATTACGCAAAGCGTACCAACCAAGCTGTTAACACAGTGAAAAGACAGGCTGACAGAGGTTCAATTCCCATCAACCAGGATGAAAAGAACTCAAGACGCACAGTAAATCTCTTCGCTCTTTTCCTGAAAACAATCAGGAGCGCAGAAAAATACGTGCAGATGACAAAATAACGAGGTGTCATTTTATGCTGAAGCAACGCCGTAATTTTCGTACCGGAACAGAACGCCACGCTAACCGTTTCACTACCAGTGCATCACGCAGCAACATCCGCTACAGCCTGAGTGATACACACGCAACGCCGGATGGCTACCCAGTAAAACAAATCGGCGAGCACGCCTGGCTGATTGAGAAAGCTGGAATCGTGATCCACAAATGCCCACGCAATCCGTTTACCGGAAACCGCATTTTTGCATTGAGCTGTGGCGACAATCAGTTCGGGCAGGATTTCACATTATACGAAGCACTTCGCACGGTTGATCGTCTGCTTCGCGGACAAAGTTTTATTAAACAGGTTGATTTATAACAGGTGCTTTATGACCAAAGAGTATGCACAAGGTGTATTTATCCGTTTTATTGATTTTCGCGGTGAACTGTTATTACGTGCATCCGCTATTGACGGAGTGACTCCGGCGGGTAAAAACGGAGCCGACGAAGCCACTTACGTTTATCTGAACGGCACGCGACTACTTGTGGAGCTTCCGTACCAGACCGTTCGCGAAGCCATTAACGAAGCTGAAAAAGCGCGCCAGGCTAATAGCGATGAACCCTATATCGAAATTATTTGTATGGATTCAGAAGCTGAAATTAAGAAAGCAGATTAAAGGGCGTTGTGATGGGCAAAGAATATAAAACTCTCATTAACAAAGCACTTGAGCGTTTTTATTTTCGCTTAAGCGCATCAGGCGCTCATGCTGAACGTGCAGCCCGTGACTCATTGACCAGGGCAATCCGGAGTTTGTATGACGTCGCTTTTTACGCTGATGATCTGGATGCACTTAACGAACTTTCCGAGCTGATCTGTGCCGCAGAATGCGGGGAACATATTGAACCGTATAAGCTGGGGAATATCGCATGAGTATATTTATCTCATGGCTTGTTCTGATTATTTCGGTGGCCTGCGCCATTGGGATTATGCGAATTATTCATTCAGTAAAAAAGATTGAACGCTTTTTCACTGACGAATAACAGCACAAACAAAACACCAGATTAAATAAGAAAACGTGAAAACAATCCGCATTCGCGGAGGCATCCACATATATAAACACGAGGTTAGCATGCTCAGGACAAATCAAAAAATACTGAAGGATGCGTATTTTGATAGGGGGCAGGATCTCGCAAAGCTTTGTGCCGCGCTAGAAGAGATACATCAGTATTTCGCTGATATTGAAGATGATATAGCTAACAAAGGTACCAGTATTTCATCAGCGAACAGAGCACATTTTATGGGCTTTAATATTTTTACAGCAATAAGAACATTAAAAGAACAAAAAGAAGAAATAGAAAAGCTCAAACACGGACATAAAGCTAAGAGAGTGTAATGGCAATTAAGCATTTTCCCGTCGTTCGTTTCACCTCCAGAGGGCGCGAATACGAGGTCGACGAACGCCTGATTACCACTATCGACAAACATCGTTCGGAAAAGGATGCACACCACATCTACCTCACTGACGGCACTTACTTCTGCGCCACTAATGTGGCGCGGGTAAACCTTATCCGACAGGTACAGGAGCCACGCAGATGACCATTCTGGACTACATCGCTACTCATCCGGGGTGTAGCGGCGGAGAGATCGCCGCAGCACTGAATACCCCAACCACAGCCATTAATGCTGAGTTACGCCGACTTTGGCGCGGCGGCTTAGTCATCAGAACAAACCGCAGCACAGGTGGTCGCGCTCGCAAAACAGGAGGCCAGGCTTCTTACCACGTAAACCCGATGCCGTTCGGGTGTAGCAATCCACTTACTCACATGTTTAACCAGCTACTGAAGGAAGCCAGAGCATGAGCACCATCAACCACCAGAAGCTACGCGAACTGGCATTTGCCCTGCAACGAATGGCAACGCCTCAAAAATTACTGGCATTTCGCGCAATGCTCTCGCCGTCTGCTGTGCTGGCACTGCTGGATGAGCTGGAGCACGCCAGAACCACGGCTCCTGCCATTCGCCTGACGCTCCATCATGAAATCGCTGATTTCTGCGCGACGTTGGAGTCGCCGGGCGAACCGGAAACGCCGGAAGCAATACAGCAAGAGCTGCTGCAACGCATTGACAAGGTTTTTGATTTTTTTCTGAACCAGTAAGAAACCAGAACATGCACACACAAAAAAACCGCTTGCCATGCCGCAATCAGTCAGGTTACATTTCCACTGCACCTCATAAAACGGGTGCCGGGTTTCGCAGCCTGCTGACTACACAAGCGCACAACCGCGCCAGCGGTTTTTTTGTGCGTACTGTATTGCCACGTTTTTTTCGCGTCAGAATTATGGCGGGGCGTACGGGGCCGACTTCGGTCGGGCCGGGTTCTTGTGTAGCCGGTACTGCGAACCTCGTACGTCTCGCCACCCACAGTTTCGCAGCTCTGGATGGTGAGTTTTCACAACTTACTACACAAGGGGCCACACCATGGCAAACCGCAAACAGCACCGCGCTATCGCGGAGCGTCGTCACATCCAGACTGAAATCAACCGCAGACTTTTCCGCGCATCACGCGTCGCGCAAATCATGCACATCAATATGCTGCATGAGCGCAGCCACGCACTATCAAACATCTATTCCGCCGCTGTTTTCAGCTATCTGGCGGATGATCTGCACGAGCTTCAACAGCTCATCCAGCAGCAAAACAAACTCCATTAATTCCTGTTCCGGGCCCTTCCTGCACCTTGCGGCGGGAGGCCTTCGCACATCTGTAACCAGAGGATTGCCGCAATGATTCTCGCCAACGACTTTCTTGAATACCTGCTCAACACAGAGCGTGATCTTGCCGTTCGCGTGCGTGAACGTTATGACATGTACCTGAAATCCCTGCCTGTACCGCAGCTCGCTGACGGAAAGATTGTTATTGATGGTCGCTACATGATTGACAGCCACGAGGGAAATTACAGGCTTTACCGCATTGAAGGTGGCACCCCGTCCGTTATTGGCATTTACCAGCGCCCATCCTCTGCAATCGTCGATGTGATTGCCGACAGCATCCGCATCACACATCGCCATGCCGACACAGAAGACACCGTGCTGGAAATTCAGCGGCTGGCTACAGTCTGCCGCGACACCCTGAATGGCATGACGAAGTAAATCACTATGACGGCAGAGTACATCAGGGACTGGCAACAACCGCGCCACGCAGTGGGGCGTGAAGGAACGGGGATCCCCGCTCCTGAATCCGCGCTTTCCTCCTGGCTGGATGCCTACCGGGTAGAGAACGAGCGCCGCCAGGAAATGGCTGATGCGGCGTTCTCCGCAACGCCGCTGGGCAACCTGATTAATAAAAGCCTGGACGCACAGGAAAAACAGGACAAAACCATCACACTGGCAGGAGACGCCAGAAAACAGGCACGCGGCGCGGTGGATGAAGCCATGGCCTCGCTGCGCCTGCTGCCGTCCTATCTGCGCGATCCGCTTATTCGCCACCTCTCCTTCCTGCGCAAAAAACAGGAAGCCGATCGCCGGAAAGGCAAAAAGAGCTGGCAGGCGGAACGCTATGCACGCGGAACCCTGCGCAAAATATTCGAACGTCTGGATCGCACTGACAGACACTGGCTGACACCGGGTTACCGCTCCCTTGCTGGACGCGAACGCCTGGACGATTTGCTTTACCTGCCGCAGCTCAACAAACACCAGATACAGACGCTGGCCACCATGACAGCGGCGATGTTCAGCAGCACCTTCGAAAAACTCTGCGATGGCTTTGGCGCGACCGATGGCGAACTGACCATGGATGTAACGCTGAAGGCGTATCAGATGCTGGCCCGCATGGCGTTACACCTGCACATCATGCCTCCACATTATGACGCACTGACAACAGATAAAGACCGGAGGAACGAACCGGACACGGAGCTGCTGCCGGGCGCAATCCTTCGCCTGACCTGTGCGGAATGGTGGAAACGCAAACTGTGGCTGTTACGTTGCGAGTGGAGAGAAGAACAACTCCGCGCCGCCTGTCTGGTTTCCAGAAAAACATCACCCTATCTGAGCCAGGACGCGTTAAGCGAGTTTCGCGCACAGCGCGAGAAAACACGCGATTTCCTGAAAAGTTTCATGCTGGAAAACGAAGACGGGTTCACGATTGATCTCGAGACAGTGTATTACGCGGGAGTAAGTAACCCGGTTCACCGTAAGGCAGAAATGATGGCCACCATGAAGGGGCTGGAACTTCTGGCCGAAGCCCGTGGCGACAAAGCGGTGTTTCTGACTGTCACCTGCCCGTCAAAATACCACGCCACAACAGAGAACGGTCATCCGAATCCCAAATGGAACGGGGCCACCATGCGCGACTCCAGCGATTACCTGGTTAACACGTTTTTTGCGGCGGTCCGCAAAAAACTGAACCGCGACGGCCTGCGCTGGTATGGCATCCGCACGGTGGAGCCTCACCATGACGGCACCGTGCACTGGCACATGATGGTCTTTGCTCATCCGGAAGAAATCGACAGCATCGTGGCCATCACCCGCGATATTGCCATTCAGGAAGACCGCCACGAGCTGGGCAATGATATTACTCCGCGCTTTAAGGCGGAGTATGTCGACGGCTCAAAAGGCACACCAACCAGCTACATCGCCACCTACATCGGAAAGAACCTGGACAGCCGCGCCGTGGATGGCATCGACCCGAAAACGGGCAAGCCACGCGTTGACCACGAAACCGGAAAATCAATGGCCGAGAGTGTGGAACGCGCCATCGGCTGGGCGCGCCTTCACCGGGTCCGCCAGTTCCAGTTCTTTGGCATCCCCTCCCGTCAGGTATGGCGTGAACTCCGCCGCCTTGCCAGCCAGATGGCACGCAACCCGGAAGGCCCACAACGGCTGAAGGATGATGCAATGGATGCGGTACTCGCTGCCGCTGATGCCGGGTGTTTTGCCACCTACATTGAGAAACAGGGCGGCGTACTTGTTCCACGCAAAGACTACCTGATTCGCACCGCCTACGACCTCGCAGATGAGCTGAACGATTACGGCGAACAGAGCGTACAGATTTACGGGATCTGGTCACCACTCATCGGGGAATCCTCCCGTGTGTGCACGCACCCGGATAACTGGAAGCTGGTAAGACGTAAACCGGAAGCGGAAGACAGCACCCGCGAAAATGGTTTTGACCTTCAGGGCGGCCCTGCCGCCCCTTGGACTCGTGGCAATAACTGTCCCCGTGTACAGGAAACGGACAACAACGGGACAGAACAGCCGGAAGAACGGCCAGCACCGTGGCCGCAGCTCCCTGACGGCGTTGAAGTGAACGAATGGATGCGCTCACTGAAACGGCACGAACGCCGGGCGCTGATGCGTTCGCTTCGTGACAAACAGGCAAAAAACAGCAGTGATGAAATGCAGAGCTGGACACAGAGCCGCAAACAGCAGCGGCCTTTGCCTGATAACCACGAATTACTCGCTAAAGAATGGCGGGAGTCTGCTGAAGCTCTCGGCCTGCATATCGGTGAACAGCAGATGCAGCACCTGTTACGGGGCGGCAGTCTGTACGTTGACGGCAGCATCATTGCACCGCAGGGATTTGAAATTGTACGCAAACCGGATACCCGACCGGACAGCCGGATCACGCAGCTCTGGCAGCGCCTGAGCCGTAACCACGGCGTAAGCAGCACGGAGATCCGCCATAACCCGGTCGCCAGCTATCTGGCACAGCTGGGGGCATCAGACCACGAAGCCGCCGCACGCCTGGCATCCACACTTCAGCAGGACCAGAACACCATGAAAACACCCGTTACCGTGCTTTCTGACATGCTGCGCGCCATCCGCGACGCAGAGCACGCACAGAGAATCAGTGAAACCACTGAACGCGCCCGCCGCAAAGCAGATCTGCTGCGGGGTAGCCTGACCAGTGGAAACAAAAAACAGACAGAAACGGGATTCACAAATCCCGTAAATGAGCAAAAACGCGCCGCGATATATGAAGCGCGCACAAAACAGGCAAAAACGGGATTTCAGAATCCCGTAAACGATTAATTAATCAACATAAGGAAAAGCGACATGAAAATTTGTATCGATGACGGCTCCACCAACATCAAGCTGGCATGGACTGAGAACGGCGAACGCCGCAACGCCATCAGCCCGAACAGCTTCAAGTCGGAATGGTCTGCGCCGTTCGGTGACACGCAGCCCGCGAACTACATGCTTGATGGCGTGCGCTATGGTTTTGATCCGGTCAGCGATCGCTTTGTCCAGACGACCGACACGCAATACCAGTACAGCGATGTGAATGTCATTGCCATTCATCACGCGCTGGTCAAATCAGGCATCACACCACAGGAAGTGGATGTGGTTGTCACCCTGCCACTGAGCGAATATTTCGACACAAACGCACAGCCGGACATGGCCAACATCAACCGCAAAAAAGCAAACGTCGTGCGCCCGGTGGCGTACCAGAACGGAAAAAGCATTCACTATCCGTAACGTACGGGTTATGCCTGAATCCATTCCGGCTGGCTTTAAGGCACTGGCTGACATGAGTCCGTTTGAATCCCTGCTGATTGTGGATTTAGGCGGAACCACGCTGGATGTGGCAAAGGTTCAGGGACAACTGGCAGGTATCAGCCAGGTGTTTTGCGATCCACACGTAGGCGTTTCCCTGATGGCCGATGCCGTACTGTCGGTGATGGCCACTAACGGTATGCGTACCAGTCACCACATCGCCAATACCATTATCGAACATCGCCATGATGAAGCCTGGCTGCGCCAGCACATCCACAATGACGCGCATTACGCCAGCCTGATGGCGGTTATTCGTGAAAAGGAAGAAACACTGAAACAACGCGTGATCCGCGCGCTGGCGGGTTTTTCGGGTTACGGGCGGGTGATGGTTGTCGGTGGCGGGGCGGAGATTGTGGCACCCGCTATCCGCGAAGCCTGCGGAGTTAATGCGACTTTCATCGCGGACGGGGTGCCACAGTTTGCTCTGGTTAATGGGCTGTACGCAATGGACAAGGAGTAAACCAATGACGACACCAACCAGACGGATAAGTTTCTATCTGAAGCCCGCCGCCGTCAAGAACGAAGGCGAAGCATGCGCCTGGCTGGACAGCCTTACACCAGAAGCCCGCAAAAGTGGTCAACGTGTGGCTTTTCTGGCCGGGCTGGCACTACTGAAAATGAATCCGGCAGAGGCTTACCGACTGGCTGCATGGGCTGATTATGAGGCGTTATCAGTGACACAAACCAGGACAGAACGCCCCGCGTCACAGCCAGTATCAGCCGCACAGATAACCAGTCAGATGGCCGGAAATATCCGGGCGTTATTTCCCGAATAACACAACATCAGGGCGCATCCGCCCGGATGACTTTAACCCGGGAGCATAAACAAGGGGGACACAATGCAACACATTGACAGAGAAAAAGCGCAGCGACTGATTGAGCGGATGGAAGCGCTGGCGAAAGAAGAAAATGTCAACATCCAAAAAATAGCTGAATGTGGCCAGATAGTTCTTCGTCGTGAAAA